CTGGTAGATATGTAATAGGTCTTATTTTTTCGCCTAAAAATTCGAACTTAGGTAGAAGAGTAAAATGCTTTGGCTCATACTTAACAGGTATCCCTGCTTTCATAAAAGCTTCATACGTATAGAGTTCGAGTTTACTGCGAAAATGCAGTCCATACGCATCGACCTTAGTCGCATTTTTAACCCTTCCTGAAGATTTCATTTTTAAGAATAAACTTAAAAGTGTTTGCTTCCTCAATTAGTCGTTCATATTCCTTACAAGCCTTGTCAAATTCATACTTAGCTATATAAAGACTTCCTACTAGACCAATCAATGTCCCTATCAGGGACCCTATTATACAAGTTATCATATCTTTCTACTGTTTTAGTTAACCAATTCTTGACATTGACGAACCCGTTAGCCTTAACAGCATCGGATACGTCCTTTGCCTTAAACTTCTTGTGAACAAATATAGCATCTAAACCATATTGTTTGCTGTATTGACGAGCATTCTGCATTCCTGCAGCATCTCTATCATAAAGTATAACAATGTGTTTCCACTTCTTTTTTAGAGATTCGAGTATATCCTCAGGTATAAATGTAGTTTCACTACTTGAAGATATAGCATCGTATCCCATTTCATATAGACACATTACATCTTTTAATGATTTAGTAATAATCAAAAGATTTCCGCCATTAGGATTCAGCTGTTCTAAACCTTGTATATGGCGTACAGTTAAGTTGGTCCTCCATTTTGTATATTTACTTGCAAGTGGGCGATAAATCTTAAACTTATCGAACACTTTATAAGCATACATAGGATTATCCTCTTTATATACTCCTCTAACAATACTATTGCAGAGAAAATACTTAATGCTAAATACATTAAAACGACGCAACGTGTCTATTGAAATATGGAATTGCTTCCAAAAAGCTTTATCAACCTCATTAAAAGGTTGACGAACTATTCCAATATCTGTTAGCCCCGAATCCACCGTTTTTACATATTTTGGTTTTACCGCACTGCTCATCGGATTCATTTTTCGGACGATGCGTAACAGCTCTCGTTCAAGTTCTTCACGCGTTGTTATATTCTTATACAGTTTCATAAACTTGAGAGCATTACCTGCTACTCCAGTTCCATGATCTTTAAATAACAAGCTACCATCTTTTGTTGGAAAGATAGCAAAGCTTGGTATTTTATCATCAGGCCTCAAAGGACTGTTAATCAGTTTCTTTGGCTTTATAGGCCCTAGATAGTAGCTATAGATGTCATAGTCGCTCACTTTCTCCAATAAGTCTCTGAGACTCATTGTGATAGCTGTTTTAGTACTATACATAAGCTTAAGCTTTATGTAGTATAGGCAGGACTCGAACCTGCACGCCATACGGCCGGAACACAGCGTTCCTATGTCTCCCATTCCATCACTATACTAATTGTTAGGGGCTGACGGATTTCCGTCAGTCCTCCACCACTGACCGTTTATGCAGCCAATTTCTTTGTCAATTTATCGTATAGTTCTGGATGTTTGCTATGAAGCATATTTAGAACACCATATAAACTATTTGACAAATCTTTTGGCTGCTCTTTTAAAAAGGCAGGTCGTCAGCACCTGTAGAGTCTGCAGTCACCGGAGCACTGTTACCAGCGAGCGGATCGCTAGGCTTCTCAACGTCAGCCTGTACGGGACGCTCCAGAAGATCATTCTTCCAAAGCTTAATCTGAGACTCAGTTACACTCATTGGCTCAACAAAAACACCAAGACTAGATACTTTTGTATAACCATTCTTATCGTAAACAACCTTAAGGCGCATATGATTTCCTTCGTTGTTAGCAAGAGCATGATTTACATTGGTTTTAACCCAATTAATCATTTCAACGAAAGAATTACCCTCAAAGTTCAAATCTTTAAGAATATCAGAACAAGCATTCATAACTTGTAAAATACGACCGAATTGCTGATCATCACGCTTCTGAAGGTCCTCATCAGTCTTGATCCACATATTCTTTTCGTTCTTCCACTCAGTCATTGTTGCTGTCTGACCATTCTCATTCTCGAAGATAATCTCCAAGAAATCACGTCCATTAGGAGTTTTGTTTACGTTAACTTCTTTCAAAGTTACATTTTCGTTGATGCCAACAGGCATATATGAACTACTAAACTCAGTATTGTTTGTAGTTGCGGTTTTTGTACTATACATAGTTCCTTAGATTTATTCAGGTTTATAAACGTTATCCCAATATGTTGTTATGCTACCGTCTTCGTTGCCCGTTGCAATGACGATATCTTTGCCCGCGATATGACGAGCACGTGCTTCCATAATAGTTCCGTCTCCTCCGGACTTAAAGCTAATATGGGTTTCATTGTCTTTGCGATACACGTAGCCAACTGCGTCGGCCATGCCGCATACAATCTTGCCGAGTTTCCCGACAAGGTCGATTTCTTTCGCATTGACTTCTTGGCCGTCTTTATCTGTGATACTGTCTTTAACATGTCCTATAAGTATAAACTCATCACAGAGATCTTTAAACATGTCTATTACTTTCTTCACAGCTGTGCGTAGGTATCCATAACCCGCACCTCGTGCCAAGGTAGTGACATCTGTACCTTTCCAGTTCTTTCCAAGTTCTGTTTGTCGATACAGAGTGCAAGCATAAGACATACAAATGTCTTCGAGACGAGTTGCATTATCAATTGTTATATGTTTATAAAAGTTGTGTCCAACTTCTTCGTTTTTTGCACGGATTGCCTGAGCAATCTTACCAAGATCTTCGATGGTTCGAGCCTGTACAGCCATTGCATCTATGAAGGTTGAACCACCTTCAAGGTCTATAATAAGATTATTAGGTATCTGAGCAACACACGAAGTTTTACCTGATTTGGGTAAACCATACAATATTAAATACTGTGGGTTTACCGAGGTTGCAGGAACCGGTTGTGTAGGTAGTACTAAGCTCATATTGTATATTATTTCTTAATTGTAATCTTCAGACCGTCGACATAGATGGTAGCGATGGTCTTCTTCAAACTACTATTCAACTTGGTATAAAAATCAGTGTTCATCAAATTAAAGAAATACATCTCGTCATTGATGTGAATATAATCGTCAGTAACGATAATAATATCACCGTTAGACAACTTATACTTCACATCCTTCTCGAACGGACCAATAGGCAGGTTCTTAAAGAAGTTGTAAGCGTCACTGAAATAATACTTCTTGTCGCCAAACAGGAAAGCACTCTCCAGATCATCAGAATAAGGCTTATTGTTAATCTTAATCTTAATCTTAGGAGCAGCAGTGCTCTTGTTATAATTAGTCGTATACAACCAAGGATTCTTATCGATTATATCAGCATTAATAGCGTCATCGAGAATCTTAGAATAGTCTGTAGACTTATAAAAGGGACAATAAATAGTTGAGGGATTATTCTTGGGAGAAAAAGTATACTTTGTCATAATTCAGCCTTTCTTTTAAAATGTTAATACTTGTCCGAAGGATCAACATTCAAGGAGGTTATTGTACATCAGGTCGTTCTCGAATTCAAGGATACAAGGCTTACCAGCATCCCTGTTTTTCAAAACGTGAATATAAACCTTGTTTTGTGTAGGTAAATGATTAGGACCATATTCTTGTATGCCCAACACCTCAGGTCGATGAATGACCAGGACATAGTCGGATGCCTGGAAAATCGCATCGGACGATGATAAATCACTTCGCATAGGATAATGCGATAGCGGGTTATTAATCCTCTCTGGGGCTTCTATATTTCTGTTCATCTGAGTGAGTTGCACTATAGATGTCAAAGGTAATTTCTTTACCTGAATAAACACACGTTGTAGTTCTGCTATCGTTTCTAATACAGAACCGATAGGTTTGGTTAGCAAAGCGTGATCATAAAGGATCACAAAATGCTTACCAGTACCTTTTACGTGAGTATTATAGAAGCTGTATATAATCTCTTGAGCTTGCATGGGAGTAGTAGGACTATCTACAAAATAGATAGGATACCCCTTTAGCTGATTGCATACTGTGACGACTTGCCCCATCGTGGCATCGTCCAGGCTCGTTTCCGAGCTATACAAAGTCGAAGTCGTTTTCCTGAGCTTATTAGAAAGCGTCCTTCCAACTTGCCTAAATCCAACCATCTCTAACGAGAAGTTCAATACTATTACATCCTCAGAGGGATTAAGATCTATAATATCAGTTTGGAGAAGATTAGCAAAGCTACTCTTACCCGATCCAGAAATACCAGCTATGGTCATAACGGTATTAGGTTCAATACCTCCCATACACTGCTTATTGAACTTCTTCCATCTAGTGCTCAATGAAACTATATTACGTTCCTTTCTGCCTTTGATGTAGTTAATAGCCTCTTGTGCTACAACACTCATCGGACGTACATTAGATAAGTTCTGTTCCATAAGAATTTACAGCTTGTTTAGTTGTATCTTGCATTTCTTCTTCAATCGCTTCCCATTGTGAACGCGTTAACCAATTCCACATAGTCATCATATAGCTTAAACTACCTTCACGCATGCGTTTAGATATTTCATAGTCGAGACACTTTATAAGGTGTTCGGCCATTGCTGTACTTCTACCACACTTAGTGTTGAAGAAATGACGACATTTGTTTACATTAGCTCGTAGATAGGATTTACTTCCATCTGCGCGTGTTACATATACTGGGTACATATCATAAAAGACATCAAAATAGTCTTTCTTTGGCAATACGGCTTGCTTAAGCTTTTCCGTAGGCTGATATGTAATTGACTCACCGCTCTCTATCGCGGTTACTAGCTCTTGAGAGACTAAGTATGATATTTCGTCGTCGCTTATAAGGCTGATAACGTTGCGGACGTCTTGATATATTGGTTGATTCTTACCCAATATCATACTTAGGAATACTAACTGATTCATAGATATACCTGGAAACTCGTCCAGGATTTTTGTGTTTACTTCAATAATCATAATTGGTCATCAAATAAACTTAGTTGCTGTTCAGTGAAGTCGGCAACTATCTTTTTTGCTTCACTGATGTAGTAACGATAGTTAATCTTGCGATCTTCTATCGGTCGATCATCAAACTTATTCAGGATAGTTACCCCTGATTTAGTTAACATATTTTCTGAACGAATACCATCATCTTTAAATAGATAAGCACCATCCATACTTGCGTAGAACCTATTGATTCGCTGTACTCGATTTTCCCCGTGCAGCAATTTAAACTTCTTATCGACCTGTTGAGACATTAAGAAGTCTCTAACATCTCTGTCAGATTCAACAAATTCTTCGATTGGTTCTCCTTTCACAAAGTAGTTTATTACCGCCTTTGGTATAACCACAGGTGCAAGCCCTTTGCCTAACTTGTTTTTTGTAATAAACATACCTTTTTCTTCTATCTCACCACCTTTTAAGACACCAAAGTAGTCATTAATTGCGTATTGATAGAATGCTTCGTATTCATCAGATTCGAATTCTAGACGTGTAAGGGCTTCCACCTCCTTAATAGCGTCTGAAACAGCCTGTTTAAGGCCATTTTTAGC